TTTAATTTTCTCCTTATATCATATTTCTTATTGGAATCTAAAGTAGGTTTGTTTTGTAGATCTAGAGTATTTTGTGTATTGTCAATACTTTGAATATATGTGTTTGTTCCTGTAGATATTTCAGATCCTCTTTCCAATATTTCAACTTCATCTCCAACTTTTAAACTAGATCTGTCAATATCAGATCCTAATTCGTTTTTGTCATTATTTACAATTTGGTATCTCGTACTTGTATTATATACAAAAGAATTTGCAAAAATTTCCTTAGGATTTAAATTATTATTTCTAATTTTATCTCCCAGATTTTTAATAGTAACTATGTCGCCTTCTGAAACTTTAAAGTCTTCAGTTTCTTCAACTAAATCTTGTATTACTCCAAGAAGAATAATCTCTACTTTTTTAGAAGTATCTCCATCTTCATAAGAATAATATGTATCATTTGATCTCACATTTGATGTAGATAAAATTGTGGTATTAATACCACTACACCCAAAGAACTGATTAACAGTTTTACTTGTATATGAAATTGTATTATTTTCAGAAATTAAAGTTCCTGATTCTGGGAAATTTAAAGTTGAATCTACTGTTAAAATGGAATCCCCTACAGAAGCATCCTCAATCAATTTTGTGTTTGGTGTAATTACAAAATTTCCTTCAACAGAAGATTTTCCATCATTTCCAATATAAAATTCGATTTTGTAATAAGTTTTGCCTTTTCTAGTAAAAGGTTCTACCGAAGATATGGAAGCAGTTGTATTTTCATCAGTTGTTTTTATGAGAGTTTGTCCTACTATTTTTGTAGCTTCTCCAGATACTACTTCTGCAATTGCAACTTCTCTTCTTACATAATTTGCGGAAGATGGTTTAATTAGATAATCTTCTAAATTTATAACTGATGGAATCTCTCCAAATATAACAGAGAATAGAATTTTTATTGCTTGATCTGTTCCTTTTGAAGCATAAAAATCTTTTGCTCTTCTTATAAAATTGCCAGCATCAATTTCATCCGCAAAAGAAATATTTTCTAATCCTGGAGTAAAAGTTGATTTTAATTTTTTATAAAATTCTTTTAAGAATAAAGAACTCAGATTCTGGACAGATGTATTGGAATCATGTTCAGAAGAAGATGATGTTTCAAATACTAATTCTTCACGATTGGTGTCTTGATGATAATTGGTAATTCCACTAAATCCACGAACACACCCAGTAAAACTATTTGTAGTTATTCCAGTATATGTAATTATTTCATCATTAATTTTAAGTAATCCATATTGATTTGGAAATCCTTTTGTACTGGATACATTGATAGTAGTGTCTGTATTCGATATGGAACTACTTAAAGTAGTATTATCGACGATAACTTCTGGCGTTAAATTATCTAATCTTAAATATTGATCTAAATTATCTCCAATATCGACCGGACCACCTTGATATTCCTGTGAAATATAATATTGTTTTAAAAAATCTACTGCCTTTGGACTTTCGTCCAAAATAAATTCTGGCAGTTGATTGGAAACTATATCCTGAATCTTAACTCTAGATTCGATTCCAGTCTGTATCATACTACTTTCTTATGAAATTTCCGTTTGAATAACTTGAAGTGTAGAAACTATTAACAAATCTGGTTCCAGATATTTCATCACCAGAAGCAATTACATCTCTTACCATATTTATTGTACTTTTAGAAATGTCCAATGTCACATACAAGTCTCGCAATCCAACAACATCATTTGATTCTGGATATGCTTGAATTTCGACAACGTTATTAGGAGATGTGGTTTCTGTAATATTTAATGTGTAAAGATTAATCTCTCCCTTTTCATAGTCGATCACTCCTGCATCTTTAGCAACAACAGTATTATTTCCATTTTCATCAATTTTGAATAATGAAATGATACCGGTTTTTGCGTTAATAACCTTTGGCCTATTCAGAAAAAGATTTCCAGCTTCTGATAAATTGGATATATTATTTGCCCCAGAAGAAATTATTGGGGTGTCTGTAATATACACAGTAGAAGATTCTCCGGAAATTTTAAATCCAGTAGATTTGATATTATAACCTTCCGGTTTTACATGAAATCTATTACCAAAGCACAACTCATATTGTGCAAATTTATTCAGTTCAACCTTCAAATCTCTACGAATAATAATTTTAGTAATATTCGATGTAATTGCAGTATCTGTACTATCAATAACTTGTTGTATTTTACTATATCTAATCCTTCCTCCAAACTTATTTAAATCCAAAGATTCTGAATATTTTTGAAGGGAGTTTGTTACAGACGACTTTAATTCATTTACACTTGAAGTTTGTGAATAGTTGTAATAAACAGAACTATCAAGTTCAACATAAAGTATCTTAAGATCGACTATTTTCTGATTTATTCCAGATACTGAAAATTGTTTTAACTTTGATAATATTTGCGATTTGTTAAAATCTGAAACAAAAGATCCATTTTTTGGTTTAATGCTGATTTGAACAGTGCCAAACTGTGGAGGATCCATTTCTTCTCCACCAACAACCGAAACAGACTCTGTATCTGGATATATTCTTTTTATAATTGCCTCATAATCTCTTGATGTAACTGCCCTATATTGGGAAGAGTACAATCTTGGAGCATAATATTTGATTGAATCTATGGGCTCAATATCTCCACCATTAATTGATGATTGATTTGTTGTGATAGTAACTGTTCCTGGATCAATAACTTCTCTAACTTCTCCAATTGCAGATTCTAATGAACCTGAGAATGAAAAATTAGAAGCCCCATTACCATCTCTTCCATCAGTAATAATATAGTTTGCTGTAATATATGTTCCGTCTCCATTTTCTCCCAGTTTTTTGCCAATAATTCCATCACCAAACCTCAATTCATATTTTTCATCTTGAACTTCATTGAGGAAAAAGATTCTCGAATTTTTATCAACATCAAAAATATTTTCAGAAAGAAAGTATTCAATTCCTCTAGTACTTTCGGTCCCAATATAAACTCTGAGAGTTGATGTATCAATAAAAGAATTATTTAAAACAAATCTCTGGTCTAAAGATCCATCATATAAAAAAGTTTTAGTTAAAAATATTCCTTGATAAACATCAATATTGTTGAATGATGCTGTTCCATTCACAACATTTGCTGTTATATCTTCCGGTATTGCAAATGTATATGTTGTATCATTTGCACTCCCTACGCACACTATACCTGCCTTGAGAGTGAGTGTAGGAGTCTTTGCTGTAGTTGATACATTAAATGATATCTGAGCAACTGATGCGGTTCTAGAACGAGGTACGTATCCAATATTTCCTGCAAGAGAAACAACATTTTCTCTCAGAGTTGCAGAATCCAAAAAGGATTCATTCACAATCATATTAGAGTTGAATGCTGTAATATAGGTATTATATGCTAGAGTATCAATTAAAACAGAAAAATTTGACCCTTCAAAGTCAAAATCCGTGAATGTAGAGTTTGCACGGAGATAGTCTTTGATAGAAGTTTTTATCTGATCAAAATCTAAATTTGTATATTTTGTAAAAGGCATTTTATCTCGTTGCCTCTAAGAGGAATGAATATTCTTGTGTTGGAAACTCTTGTCCGATTATATCAAATATAACTGTTACATTAAAAGTGTTTTCATCTGGTATTGGATCTACCTGAACTATCAGATTTTCAATCCTTTCTTCAAAGTTTTCAACTGCAATTTGTATTTGATCTTGAATTACAGATGCTGTACCAAAATCGACAAATTCAAATAAACTTCTTCTTACATCAGATCCCAACAAAGAATTAAAAAATCTCTCTGTCGGGATAGTTTCTACAATATTTCGCACCGCACGGCGAATTGCATTCTCATTTTTTAATATAGGTAGATCTTTTGTTACAGGATGAGGCTCAAAGGACAAACTAATGTCCTTAAATGCCCTTGATATCCTTTGAACTGCCATTGGAAAAGAGTTTTCTTAATTTTATTTATACCCTATTCCTGAAGATTTTTTTGATCTTTTTTCAAATCATCGTGCATAATTTCTTGAATTACTCTTTCTTCAGCATTATCATTTGTTTTATGTGGCAATGACCAATAATCTGATGTTAAACTTGTTGTTCCCCATACTTCTCTCATAATGTTTGCGTTTCTATCGACAGGTGAATTGCCCATTTTGACTCCTGATTAGTACAATCAGAACTTTTTGAGGGGTTTCTATCCCTTTTTTTATTTATTTTTCACTCTTTTCGGATGTTTCTTCACGTTCTTTTACTGTTTTCCAAAAATATTCATCCTCACGACCCATTCCAAGTCGATCATTTCCATTTTCGACTTGATAATATTGAGTCGAAACTTTAAAGTCTGGCATTTTTGGATCTACCGGAGTCAGACTATTGTCAAAAATACGCAATCTGTTGTTTGGATATAGAGCATACTGACCATTTTCAAGTTCAATCAGGTTATGAGACTTGTGTTCGACAGGATTTTCACTGGTTGCCCAGTCAACATAGTCTGGATCATGATGATAGTTATCAATTGTACAAACATAAGTGCCCTTTACAATACCATGGTCTCTTGTATAACATTCAAAATCCATACTTCCAATAAATTTTTTATCAATACTGACAACACCATAATCCATACAGTTCCAAAACTGTAGATTTGGTAGGTTCATATCTGGATCAGGTAGTTCGGGACGAGATAAAAACGCACTAATTGGCAACTTATCATACATTGCCGCATACTTGGGCAAATATGTCTCAAAATAAAAAGCACGTCCAGGAATCGACTTTGCCGATACCCAGACGCCTTTAACAAATTCACCATGACCACTCTGATGGTCTGTAAGATATTCTTTACGAACCCATACTTCTTGTGATGGTAGATTGGTGATTAAACAACTCATTTTTTCTTTTTGCGTTTAGCACATTTTTTAGGAGATAAAACATTTTTACAACGTTTATCTGGTTTAGATTTACCTCCTTTATGTATCCAACGTCCCATTATCGTCCTTGACCACGATACATCTTACGCTTTCCATTACGAGACGTAGCAGCATACTTTGTATTCTTACCACTTCCTTGACGAGTTTTCTTGGGCTTTCCAGGCATAAACCCGTCTTTGATTAAACCAATCTTTGCACGTACTGCCATAATAACTCCTTAAATCTTAGTAATCTTAGTTTCTAAATCTTGTGGTCTTGGAGAACCTTTCTGATAATACTCTACCGAAAGGTCCTCCATTATATCAAAGTATTCTTCCTCGGTCAATCCCTTATACAGAACTGCCCCTCTGTGGAGAATTGTATACCTTGTCTCTATCATCAAATAACCCGAGTCTTTTCGTGTCCAACGCGGATGCGAGGATCACACCAAATCTCAAATCCTGCTTCCTTTGCATCCAGACAGAAACTTACATCCTCTCCACACATATCCTGCACTTCTC